ATCCTGGCCGCTTGGCTATGAAATTGAGCACATAAGGAAAAAACCCCGACCGAGGTCAGGTAAAACTTACATACTTAATTTTACATAACCTTACGGTCAGTACGGTGACAAAGTCCCCGTATGTCGCGGGCTCTCGCGACACTTATGTTGGAGGGATAGCTTCCAAATAGAACACTGGTGCTCCAATGAAAAATCCCAACGAAAAATCTTCTCCAGCAGCAACAAATGTATTGACGGCTGCTTGCTCAAGAAGAGCTTGTTTGGTGGTGTCGGCTGTTGCGCGCAAAGGCAGGCGCATTTTCCAACACGGACCATAATTTAGACCATTTGCATTGAAATTGGTCAATTTGCGGCAGGGTGCGAATCTTTTCTCCGAATAAAAAGGCACTTCGAAAGTAGCTGTCGGATTAAGACTCAAATTTTGAACGATAAATCCCTCCTGCCCAGAGACATCATCGTAATTGGCCATGAACTCGGCTTGGCCTTGTGTTGTTTTTGTGTCAAAGTTCTCGTCGGCGTAATTCTCAGGAGAACAATCACTATAACGCGTGACACTAAGAGGACCTGTTGCAGAACAAGTACAAGAGATATTACCTGTATCAAGTAAATACCTTATACTTCCTCTCCATCCAACATACCCCAATGTGACGTACCGTAAAAGTGTCATCACTGCGTAGGCATATGGTCTCGCATTAGGCGAGGTACCAATTGCAAAAGGGGTCTTATATGGTTGAGAAAGAACTCCTGTTGGTGCATAACCAGGCTCAAAAGGGAGAGATGGTCGTTGCATCTTAAAAGTATAGTTCTTTTGATTCTCTAATGTAGTGTTCTTCCATAGACTCACACGTTCATGTTGATTGTAGCGTTTGACTAACTGTCGAAAACTCCTTATAGACTCTCCGAAATGCATTAAATTAGCAGGATCGCTCGTTGGTATAGTTTCACCAAGCGTTGCTATAGTTGTAGGCTTCTCGGGAGTATCAATAGAATTCTCGGCCATTGAACTCGGTTCAGTTTCCATACCTTGCGGTCGGAATTTGCTGAAGTCATCTTCATATTCTCCAGTGTCTGCATTAAAACGTGCATACATCTTGGAGTCTTTGATATCAAACTCCTTGGCTTGTGGTGTTAGTTCAGATGGTTGTCTAAGTCGCAAACGAGTGACACGTTCTCCTGTAGGCATTGCTAGCTCGAAATCGTCACCAGCTGAAATAAACACATTGATCTCGATGTCATTGTTTATGTCTGTGTTAGGAACTGTTAGCTCCGTTTCAACATACACGGCAATAACACCGTTACCAAACTCATCACCATTGGAATCATAATCCAAACGGTCTGTATCCATATAAAGGCTCTGGGGATTTGAAAGAGGCCCCATAGCCCGATAAGTAGTGGATTGACCCCATCCTGCAACCACCGTAAAATCAGTGGTATTAGAAATATCTACAATAGTGGTGTAAGCTGTGTTCAATTCAGTTCTTGCTTGATCGCCTGTTCCCCCGCAGGCTGAAGGATCGTAAACAATCCGTAACCTTCCTCTGTGGAACTTACTAGCGACAATTTGGAAGCGATATTTTATCGAACCTCTCCACCTATTAAAAGGCATCGCAGCGAAAGTGATCGCGGGACAATGAATCTCGGTCTCACCTCCTCCATCGTACTTTATAGGTACCATTGGATCGACAATAGCATTCCAAAGCAATTCCTGCTGGCCCTTACCCAAAGCCCATGTGAATGTGTTCCAATAGGACTCTCTCCCTGCAATAAAATTGATGTCCATCTCATCCTTAGTAGAAAGCCCGTAGGCTGAAGGATCAATGGTCAACTCTTGCTTAGAGTCCAAAGCTAATTTGGTAACATCATCCTCAAGATTTGAGACGGCCATGTTATGCTTTGTGTTAGGCTGATAACGTGACGAAGACAAGTGTACAGGCCTGCTGTATCCAAAAAGAGAAGCTATTGCTCCAACAGTCGAAGCAGCCAACTGAGTGGCTGTTATATACGGCTGTATAACAGGAGCTTTAACACGACTTAAATAATTGGCTATAGCAGTTGCTGGTTTGGAAATAATACCAGAACCTGTATATTCATCTTTAGCTTGAGGTTTGAGAGTTTTCGGATCAACAACGTATTCGTAGGCTTGAGCAAGAGTTCGCTTGGGAGCTCTATGCTGAGTTGGTAACCTTGGAAAACGATGTTCTCTGGGATTAATCACGAACTCTTCTGCCTGAGGTACCATATTGGATGGTCCGACGATAGTAGGAACGGCAAGCTTAACATTCTTCGCCCAGACATAAATATTTACATTTATAGTGTCCGTGGCTCCGTTAGCATGCTTAAGACCGTTCAGAGACTTGAGATCTAATTGCCCCATCTTAGTGAAGTCGGTAGTGCCGACATCGAGATAAGTATCAGAAGTAACATCTAATGTATTCTCCCACCAAGAGAAGGGCAATGAAAGGCAGCCTCCCTGACTGGTGCAGGGATCAATATAAACATGAGGGCGCTGAGATAACGCACAAATGTCTGCCGCAATAGATCTAAATCGTGATAAATCATCATAACCAACAAAAGGAGTATAGGAAACAATTGCTTTGCCATACGTAAATGAATTTCCATTAACAACAACTTTAACACATAACTCGCAAGATAGTAACTTGTAATTGGAAATACGATTAACAACACGCTTATTCGAGAAATATGCTTCCCATGGCCAGTAAGATACATTAAGATCATTACCGACCGCCCAATCAACGCTCCCTATCCGAAGGGGCCTACTGAAGAACTCCTCTAAACTTGCATCTGTAGCCATAGGCTCAAGTCGTAAAGAATCCATCGTAGACCCATAGTCATGTTCCTCGCCGGGTTCATTGTCAATAAAAGTGACATTTTGTTCTCGCAGTGGAACTTCCATCGCTTGAGGTCTAAGCTCAGCGGGGTTCACCACAAAAACATATGCTTCTTGGTTTCGAGAAGATACTCGCTGAATCAAATCAGAGAGCCAACTCGAAATTTTCGGTCTATCCAGACCTACCGAATTAAAGGGACTCGGTAAACTATAAAAATTAGATCTAAGACTTCGCGGATCTAAAATACGCCTTAGTGTTACAGGAGATTATATAAACATGCATACATGTATTAATACACAAATAAAATAGGCGTCCGCCCCATTAATACATCTAGGTATCTGCGGACTCGACGTACTTTTCTTTCCAATGAGCAACTCGTTCGTCAAAAGTTTGCTCAACTGCAGGCACAGGCAAATTTGCCCTCCTGCAAACCTCCTTCATTTGGGCAGCTCTCATATCATAATGCTCCCTTCCAAATGCAAACCATTCATGCATCGCACATTCAATACAACTGATAGCGACTTCTTGTTTAGTAACCGCTTTGCTCTCTAAATTAGCGTGCAATGATTTGAAAATGGAATTTTCATCAAGTTTTCCGATACTGCAATCAATCTCAGGGATATAATTGGAATTTCGCTTGAGAAAATCAGCATCTTTGTCATTCATGAAAGCTGTGCCCTCACTGTTTTTGTCAGGTGGTGTGATCTTCATACCGTATTGTGCTAGAAAGTCACGATACGTAAAGAAATTGAAGTTTCTATACTCCTTCTTCACGCTTCCTTTAAAATCATCACCATAGGTCATAGCAGCAACTCTTTTCCTAAAATCAGTTTCCCGAGGGTTAACATGAAAGAATCCAAGTCGTGCATACAGGGAACCTCCTGAACTATTAATATTAACAGTGATATTGTTCCCTGATGTGTTCATGTTATAGGCCATAATCATGGTTCCATTATAGTCTATAAGGGGGTGTACCAGATCTGCAATCATCATTTTCATAATATACAAATCCTTTTGTGGATAACCCCCAAGTTCTGCCAACTCAATATATGATACTAACACTGCTCGTGTTACCTGAGAATTCATCCTAACATCGTATTTTGAATAATCCCAAGCGATCACTTGATCATCATCGGCAAATTTTGTGACATGTTCCATCAAGGTTTCCCACTCTTGCGAAAATGCATTTATTCCAACTGCACTCTCCGAAAGAATGGGATGTAGGCTCAAGAATCGAGCCACGGGCAAAAAATATTTCCGTATCCAGATTCCGAAAGCCACCGCTACAGCTTGGAAAACACGAACCTTCTCAGAATCGAGAGGTGTAGGTTCATCCTTAAGTGTTGCAGAGGTGACAGGATAGCCTCGCTCACCACGCTCCCAACAAGAATACAATCGCTGCATCTCTTGCTGGAGTTCCTCTACGGGTTCGCGTCGAACTAATTTCCCTTTTTCGTCAAAGTGCTCAGTAAATAAGCGCTCCTTAGGACCAAACATTGGGAAACCAGCTCCAGTGGACATTTTAAGAGGGTCCAAAAACCTCTTTCCTTCTACGCCTAGAATAGATTCTACATCATTTAGAGGTCTGAAATCCTCACTCTTGATATATTCTGTCATGGCATCACGAAGAGGTCCTAGCCAATCTTGTCTCGCTTTTTCAAGATCATCAGGCCAGAACATGCCAGCAGGATTGACAATATGCTTCAGTGTTTCATTGTAGGCTTTCCAATTTGGGATAAGTTTTGGCTTGCCCCAATTGTTAGGATACCCACACACTTCAGCTACATGTTCAGACAATAATGAAGGTGTGACTGTACTTTTCTGCATCGTCCTAAGCTTCGAAGAGCCGAGAACGTCAATAAAATCGTAGTCTTCAAGATGTGCAGCCATGGCCTGAGGATGGACAGTTTTACTATCCAAAAGAGGCCTTTCATATTGAGTTATTGGAATATCAGTAGCATTTGCCGACAAAACGACACCTGGTACTTCTTCCAACTGTTTCAACATAGCATCACTATCTGACTTCAAGATTGTCATCATTGCACCTCGTTCATTCCCACCAGCAATATGGAAACCCACAATTACTGGATCTTTCTGTTCAAGAACTAGCGGTGCCATGCATGTGCCATCAATAGCCCATTTAGTGGTATAGGAACCACCTTTCATGTTGTCCTGAAACTTGTGTCCTACAAGTCCATGTTTCACGGAAAGACGCTCAGTGTAACTTTCTTCCTTATGTCTGAGAATAATAGAACACATGGAAACCCCTTGTGGATAAGATGTGGGTAACCATTTGGTCTTGTCTCTGAGATCAGGGCAATTAGGAACAAAACAACAACAAAGGTCGAGATGTTCGGGAAACACACAGTGGTCATAAACCGCAGTGAAGAAAAACTTACTACCTGGGCCTTTCCCACGGTCAACGTAAATTGTCAATCGTTCAAATGGGCGCTTCTCCATATCAGAATTAGGGTACCAAATATGATGTGGAAACCAAGCAACACTTTTTCTAGGAAAGAATATATTACACTTCTTACCTTTATCGTGAAGGGGCGGAATAAACTCAGCCCAATAAGCATTACTTTTCTTTACGGTGGAAATCACCTGTTCTGAAGAAGCTGACTTAGCAGATTCCGAGGAACCTACATTGACGCCCATTCGCTGCATCATGAAGCCGAACCAACCTATGTTCTTATCAATGTCCTCTTTCTCAAGGCCTTGTGGGAGCATCTTACGACGCTTATTCCACATGTGAATAGCCTTAATGCCCAATGCAATAGTAGTTAGGGCAAGAGCACCTTGGACGGTCCTGTTTGTACGCACAGTGTCAACAAAAGTAGGCAAACTGTCGCGTCTAGCAAGATATTCCCGTCTAATCGATCTCATGCGAACACGATAGTGCGACCAGAAGAACATGGTATACGACCAAGCAAGGCACATTGTCAGAGGAATGAACCCATACAAAGAATACACCAGTTGCCATAACAACACAACAGCCAAAATAGACATACCCCCATAATAGGGGGTAGAAAGGTCATAAGTGACTGTGGAGTGCTGCCACATCGTCATAGCCCTTTGAAAGGCTGATGTTTGAAAAACGCATTCTGGTGTCATCTCTATAAGAAAAGGGGTCACCTTATCATTGAGCATTGCTTCAAATTGCCGCGTCAACGCAGCAGTACTTAATTCTCGTATCGGAGAGTAGCCAATTGCCTTCTGTAACCAGAGGACAGGCTTACACCATCCAAAACAATAATTGAACACTGCTCGTTTCACTGACCTTGCAACCACTTCTTGAACTGCATCGAGCGCATTCGGCTCCATCTTTTCACAATCAGGAGCACACGAACACATTGGTTTAGGCAATGAGCATGCTTCACACATTTGAATGCTATCAACAGTTTCATTACGCTTCAACAAATTTCTCTGATGCTTCGCATGTGCGCGAGCAAGAGTGATAATGACACGAAGATAGGTCTTAAGGTCCATGTTTTTACATGTGACAATCTGGGTTCCTTTGCCGTCTTCAGTGGGAATCTCAACAAGCATTTTGCGGAATCTATAAGAATCTTTACCTTTCTTATTCTCGTAGATAAAACACTCTTCGAGATCCAATTCCCAAATATCTTTACAGGAATCGTCAGTATCTGAAACTTCCGCATTCCGTGTATCCAATGAGACTCCCCCTGATATTCGCAAATGAGGTTTAACCCTAACCCTTGTATGAACAAAACGACGCAAAACTGCTTCAGGTCTATTAGAATAAGATCTTACGTCATAATCCTCCAGGTTGGAAGTCAAAACTCCGCACTTAAAGTTAAACCAAACCATACCTTTGAGGTTAAGTTCAGCTTTTACTGCTGGTGCGGCCACATTATTGAATATTTTGATGAGAACATCAGTGACGGCTTTAGGCACAAAAGTCGACTTTCCTTGTCCAACATCATCAACCAGAACTCCCAGTGAGTTCGATTGAACCGTGCTATCAAAATGATCAAACATATCTTGAGTAATGATTCTCCTAGGATCTGGTGTAAAACCCATAGCAAAAAGCGCAGTTTTCATAACTAGCTTAGACAGGGTTGACTTACCAACTCCAGAAGATCCAGTGAGACCCACACCAAACGGTGCAAATCTCAACTCAGACGTCTTGTATTGATTCACGATTTTGTGTTTAACATCGACGAGTCTTTCATACCTCTGCTGCAACCAAACAGCAGTAGTGCCACTATCTCTGGCTGCTTTTAATCGAGTAACTTCGAGTAACACATCATCAAGCTTCTCTTCAAAGTCCTCTATGTTCCCATGGTTGCCGGTCAATACCTGTTCCGCATTGCCCAAAATATAATCACAATTATTATTGAACTTGCGTATACGTTGATCGGAATACAACAACGGGAGCAAAGATCTCTCTTCAATCACCTGATAACCTGTCTCAGCTATCCACGTAAAAGTGTGCAACATAGCATCAATCACATCGACAGCATTGCATTGTTTCTCAGCAGCTTCCAAGCACAAAAGTCTCATTCCGAACGGACTCCATTCAATCTTCTTAACAGAACAAACTGTCATAGACATGGCTGCCGTGATCAGATACGAAACTTTAGCATATATAGGATTGTTTTTGAAAAGGTCCCAACGATCTCTAATAGTCGTCGGGTCCCATGCTTGAGGCTCCATCTCAACTTCCATCATCTCGGTTGTAAGAGTATTAATCACTTCCATAAGTTCATGAATTAAACTCTTCTGAGTATGCATTTTCATATATGCAACACTCGCAACAAAAACGTCCGCGATGCTTTGAGCTCGATAGAGCTGATATCCAAATACTGCAAGATTTTCGACCAAACCTACCCACTCTTTTGCATCTTTATCCATTTGAAGAAATTCGGGAATCTTAATAGAATCAAGTAAACTCGTCAATTCCTCATCTGGATCGATGGTATGAGCAGGTTGTTGTGGTGGAGTATCCACACAGCGATGGACATATTGATTACGCTCTTCCAGTTTTTCCTCAGAAAATGTAAAACCTTCAGTGGAATTCTTTGATTCTGGCGCTGGTCTCTCTGGCATCTTAGGAGGTTCAGGGCCTGTGAGAGGAGAACTTAATCTCGTCCCTGGCCTCAAGCCAAGATGGCTTGTACATCCTTTGGCACCACATGTAACACAGCGTCCATCATGATAATCTGGGTAATCATCCTCAAGTCCATTTGGACGATATTTAGAGAATTTCTTTCTTCCCTTAATATGTTTATTCGTCCGTCCTTTATCCTTATACTTGGACTTATATCCATTATTCTTCTTCCCTCTGTTATATTTTTCAGTTCTAGACTCTTTATCAGTCAGAAGGAAGTTATCTCCAAAATCCATTCGGCCAAATAATTCTTCGGCCTCCTCCACAGGATCTTTCTTTTTATCGAAAAGATCCGAACGATGAATGTAATCAGAAATCATATTCAACGTTTCTTGGTCCCATTTTCTTTGAATGGGTTCAGCCTGATCTGGTTCAAGATCAGCAACTGTCGCACGCCTGCGGATTGGGGGGTTTAAAGGTAAGTTAAGAACACTGGTGTCCTGAACTTGGTGAGTTTCGCCAAAGGCTAAAGAGGACTCATCCCCTGAATTAGACGTAGCATCGCCCATTCGCTGATTAAACATCTTGGAAATAGATATAAAAATTGGCACTTGGGTTATGATGTGCAACTGCCATAGTCACACAAAAGGCTATAAGGTGGCCGCCCTCTCTCTTAATCTGCAAGAGTTTTTATGCAGATAACATTGCGTGCCCGTATCACGCGATAAACGGGAAAAGTGTAGTCTCTTACCATAAAGGTTACCGACTCAAACACGAGGAATGGTGTCATACGGTCATTTCGGTCACAATCAAAGATTGTGGGCTATAACTACAAAGCCTGTCGGAATAAATCCTGGTTTTGTGGTGATATTTTTTACCCTTTTTGGGAGGTGCATCAACACCCGATCAAATTACTAACATACTTTCTCTATCTCTAGTCCGTAGAGCTAGAAAATAAAGATCAGCACAACTAGCACTCTGCCTACAAGTCTAAC